TATCGACACCATCAAGCTCGAACACCGACCACGCGCTCCGGCCGTTCTGGGAATTCGTGATGACAATGGTCCCGCTGGTCGGGCTGGTCCCCATCGCGCGGAACAATGTCAGCACGGGGGTATCAACCTGGGTCTTTCGCGCGACCTGGACCCACGTCAGCCCATTTCCAGCCAGGGTGTGAGTAATCGCGAGATCGAAAGAGCCACTAGCAATGGCGAAAAAAATAAGCCGATTCGCCCCGGGCGTGATACTAGCAGTCGTGTGGCTTCCGCCCCACGCTCCGGCGCCAGATGTGAGAGGGTTTTGTGTGATCGCCATTCTTAACTCGCGTCGTCGTCCCAATAGGTGACTTCGATCCCGACCGTCACGGCCGCGCTCAAGACCACTTGCAACGAATTACCCGCCGTCGTGCCGGTGCCATCCGTCGGCATCGCGCCCGCCAGATCGAAGAGAATGGTTCCCGTCGCCATCTATGGGGCCTCGGCGGGCCGGGCTGGCTGGCTCACTACCTGCGCCCCCGCCTGGGCCGCGACCACCTGGCTGGCCTTCAGCAATACGTTCGCCACCAGGATCAGATCCTCCTGTTTCGTCGCCTGCGGATGATGGACATGAATGTGGTTGTGCCGGTCCACGTACAGACTGATCTCCTGCAACGGGTCCTCCTCCAGCAGACTCGGCATCGTGATGATGTCACGGAGCGCCGCCTCCAGGCGCGCCACGGGCGGCCACGCCGACAGGCGCCGGAGCAACGATCCATCCATGCGCCCGATCCAGGCGCGCACCCAGGCCCACCAGCTCAGCGATGCCGAGCCGGCCGGCAGGCTCACATCCACGCCCGCCCCGGGGGTCATCGGCCGATCATCCCGGCGAGCACCAGCACCGGCACCAGTACATGCGGCAGATGCAACGGGAACTGGAACAGCGCGTTCACCGCCACCGCGGCCAGCGCCGCCGTCATCGGGGCGCCGAGTCCGCCACGGATGAACAGGGTGCCCGCGAACAGCAGCACCGCCCCCAGTCCGATCACGCCCCATTCAAACGCCCCCTGCACCGCGTCGTTGTGCGCGTGCTTGAACAACTCCGTCGTCTGCCGGTTGCTCATCCACCACTTCGAGGACCGGAAGAAGCTGCCCGAGCCGAATCCGAGGAGGCGTGTTCGCCAGCCGGCCCGACGCATCTGCTTCCAGCAGAGTGCCGCCAGCACCACCCGCGAGTGCATCCCCGCCACCGGCGTCGGGCGTCGGTACTGCATCCCGATCCAGCCCAGCACCCCGACTCCTGCCACCAGCCACCAGAGCGGCGGATAGAGCACCACCGCCGCCACCGCGGCGGCCACCAGCGCCGAGAACGACCGCGTGAGCGCCAGCCCCACCAGCAGTGGGACCACCCACCAGATCGTGGCCAGGGGCAGCGCCAGCGCGCACAGGCACCCGAGCACCACCCGGTTGCCCACCGTGCCGCGCGCCGACTCGCGGACGATGTGCCAGTTCTGGCCGGCGGCCATCGCCAGGAGCGTCTGGACCATCGCGAGGACGACCTGGACCACCACCCCCAGCACGATCGCCCACGTCACCAACGAAATCCACTCCCCCGGCAGCGCCCGGGCCGCGAGGAAGAGGGCGATGCCTGCGCCAACCGTCACCAGCGCCCCCACCCCCTTCGGGCTCCGCCAATGGCAGAGCACCACGCCCGCGAAGAGCCCGAGCCCGGGCTCAAACCACGTCAGCGCCACCGCGCCACTCCACGCCAGGACCAGCAGCAGCCGGTCGCGCACCATCGACGGCCACCCGGGCCCGGCGTCCGTGCAGAAGAAGGGCGCCAGGGCCAGGAGTGGCAGAATCAGCACCAGCGGCCACATGGCCGCTACGTCACCAAGAACTGCTTGACGACCGTGAACGTCCGCTGCGCGGCTTCGGCGCCCCGCGCGAGAACCCGCAAGGACCCGAACGCGACATCCGTGATCGTCACCGCCGTGCCCGAGGCCACGATGACGTTGGCCGCGCCCGAGGTCAGGGTGGCCCATCCGGAGGACCCGGTGGCGGCCGCCGGATCGGCGTTGACCTGCACTTCATGCACCTGCGTGAGCGTCGGCGCGAAAATCGTCACCACATCCGCGTCCTCGAACCCGGCGATGGCATTCGAGGACGCATACGTGGTGACGCCAGTGATCGCCGAGACCACCAGATTCGGCAGATTCGCCAGCGCGTGGCTCATGGCCTACTCGAAGGCGCTGCGCACCGAACTCGGGTGCGTGTTGCCCGTCGGCGCCCAGAGCACCGTCATGATGACATCGGAGGCGACGGCGCCCGATCCGTTGAACAGCGTGGCCGTGATGGTCGAACCCGCCGCGACAGGCACGCCGAGCGGCGTGGCCAACGCGCCGGCGCCCGCAGTATCCGTCGCCAACCCGATGGGCGAGCTCAGGACGCTCGCGCCGTCATCGAGCAGGTTCATGGACGCGCTGATGCCGCCCTGCTTGGCCCACGCCTGGACATTGTAGATGGTCAGATCCATCCCGGTCGCCACCGTGTAGCCCCAGGCCTTGTGGGAGTTGGTGGCCGAGGGCACGGAGCCGACGTAGATGTTCCACGACTGATAGGCCCCGCTGAAGGGGCCGCTGACGCCTGACAGTCCCATGATGCGCTCCTTGGCCTACCTGGCGGGAGGCGACAGGATGGCCCGCCGCCTCCCGCTTACCCGGTCAAACCCGGGGATAGGGAGGGTGAAGGGTACGCTGCGCGATCAGGCCCCCGGGGAGCCGAATCCTCCTCGATAGTCCGACCAGCCGCGCTTCCAGCGCGCCCGGATCTTGGCCTTCATGGCCGTGCTCTCGAAGTCGAAGTCATGCATGACGTTCGGCCGTTCCCGCCAGTAGCTGCGGATATTGTGTTTGCCGGGCTCCGCGAGGAGGAACCACGCATCGGGGTCCGTGAGGTACGGCCACGCGATGACGCGGAGGTTGTCATCTTTGAAGGCGTTGATGGCCCGATCGGCGGTGTCCGGCCGGTCGGTGGACTGCACGAGCTCCTTGGCGAGCCAGGACAGTTCGGTGGGCACCAGCAAGATCCGCGGGCGCCAGTGGATCAGTTTGCCGGCGGCATCCACGGTGTCGCCGATGACGTTCAGGGCGTCGCGCAGCCCGGCCACACCGAGATCGGCATCTGTGGCCGCCCGATTGGCCGCGGTGCCCCCGCCTTCCAGCGTGTGGTCGGTGACGAACAACGCCGAGCCATCCGGGCTCCCCGTCGTGGACGAGAACCCATTGATGTACACGTTGGCGTGGTCCAGGTTGTACGAGTACGTGAGCGAGGCGCCGAGGGCGCGCGCCGCGTCCGACACCGTCTCCTCCTGCTCGTCGTCCAGGGCCTCCTTGGAGGCCTTGAACGCCAGCTCGTAGGTGTCGGCCTGGTAGGTGACATCGTAGCCGCCCGCCAGGTCTTCGTAGGTCACGTTCGCACCTTCCGCCTTGATCGGCACAGTGCCGAACGACGCGACGGTGGTGGTGCGCACCATCGGGCGGTTGCCCATGTCGCGGATCTTGAAGACCGAGGGGACGACGCCGTCCTCGATCTGGATCTCGTCCATGAGCACGTCTTCGAGGTACGCGAGCCGCGAGAGGTACAGATCCGGAAGCGTGGTTCGATAGGTCGCCATGGCTCAGGGCCCTCCCTAGATTCCGCTCGTGGTGGCGAGCTGATGCCAGTACGGCAGCACCTTGACGATCCACTTCCGCTGTTGGGCGGTGGTCGTCGCATAGCTCTCGCTTTCGAGTTCCGCGAGCCGGATGACCCTGAGCGAATGCCCCACCGCTGCGGTGGGGGCCGCGGCGGCCGAGCTGGAGTCGATCTCCTGCCGCGACCGGAGCGTGGTGGTGTTCCCGGTGGTGAGAATCGGCGCGATGACCAGGCCTTCTGAGAGGGCGGTCATGCCGGTCGTGTCGCTGTCATCCTGGACGATGAACTCCTGCTCGGGATCGTCATAGACGAGGACGCCCCCAGTGCCGCCCGCGGCCACGTACTCGGCCGCGGCGCCCAGGATCATGCTGGCGGTCACGCTGGTGATGGTCTCGACGCAGCCATCGGCCATCTGCCCGACGAGATCGTTGGGATAGATGGCGGCGGCGGCGCCATCGGTGCGGTACCTCCGGGCGCGAAGCGGATTGCCGTAGGGATGGAACCCCTGCGGTGTATCCGTCGCCGGACGATTGTACGCCATGGGCGTGGCTCCTTGGTCAGTCCCGCATCGTGCGCCCGTCCGCGATGGTGTGGGTCGGGTGTGTGACGGAGGCCCCGCCGACTTTCGAGCCGAACTCCCCGCGATTGATCGCCTCGGCCGTGGCCTGTGCGCGATCCACGGCTTGTCTTGATGTCCTCGCGTTCTGCTCGGCTTTCCAGCGGGCGCGGCTCGCCACC